ATCACCATTAAATTCATATAAAGGGTTAGTTAATTCTGTTGCTAATCCTTCCATAATTGAAATTTGATCTGGACTATAATTAGCCCATTTTGCAATTTCAATATACAATCTCAAAGCCAAAGAACTAATTTGAGAAGACATAGTACCGTCGTAATGTTTGTAATCTCCCGCAATTACACGATCAGCACCATATTTAATCATAGTCTTGGTCAATTTATCCCAAGCAGGTCCATGAGCATTAACACCTACAGCACATTCAAATAAAACACTATTTTCCATCATTAATTTACAAATAGGTAAAAAATATTTCCTTACTAATATTAAACCAACTATAGGAGTGCCAGCAAATACTCTTACTTTATCTTTTGTAAGTTTTGTTGGTTCATCTTTGAGATTACATCTATGTACAAGCAAAATTCTTTCCTTTTTAAGAAGTTTCTTTTCACATAATTCTACTTCATCCCAAATCCATTGGTCTACATCTAGTGGAACACTAATTCCTTCTACAGTTCTATCTGATGGTTTAATAAATTTACTTTTCAGTGTGCATGTGGGCCATCCAGTACTAGTTTTAAGATTAATACTATCAATTCCATATACTCCATCATTACCAGCAACAATTGTATCATTATCAAGTGGATGTAATTTGTCTTTCCAAATTATATTTTTCTCTTTATTAAGTTTAGAAAATATTTTAGTAGAAAAATCTTCATATGCCTTATTTAGATAATCAACATGTAAATTTTTAAGATTTGTTAAAGACAATAATTGTTCTCTCCAAGGTTTATAACTATTCATATTCTTTGGTGGTCCATGAGTTTTTGAAATACCAAAATGTTTAAAAACACTTTCAGCAATCTTACTACTAACCACTTCTGAACGAAATTCACGCAATTGTTTATTATGAGTTCCATAGTAATTTAGAGTATTAACTTCATCATCTAAATAATTCAATGGACTCTTATATGAAGGTTCAGTAGATATTGTGAGATCACCAGATTGTAAACTTATTTCTTCTAAGGTGTTAAGAGGATTAACTACTTTTCTTTCTTTGAG